CCAAGAAGCACCCACAGTCTGGACCCCTGCAAGCACTAATTCAGCCGGCAGTTTAGAGATCGCATCCGACGGTAAGATTCGCGCAGGTATTGTCGTAAGAGGGCAAATACTGATAATCACGGATTCAAGTGCGCACGCGCTTTCCTACGTTGGTTCACCGTTTTATTACACTCAAGAGACTGTCGGCAGCAACTGCGGAATCATTGCAGCTAAGGCCGTTGCAGTGACCGGCACATCGGCGTTTTGGATGGGCGAAAAAAGTTTCTTCCGCTACGACGGCGGTTATACAACCCCGATAGCAAGTGATGTAAGCGATTTCGTGTTTGGCCGTATTAACGAGGCTCAGCGCAGCAAAATTTGGGCTGTTATTAACGGACAATACAACGAAGTCTGGTGGTTTTATCCGTCAACGTCATCAACTGAAATAGATTCCTACGTGGTTTATAACTTCCTTGATAATACATGGACAGTAGGCTCCTTGGTCAGAACTGCCGGTGTGGATGCCGGGGTCTTTATCAATCCCATCTGGGCCAGTACAGATCGTTATATTTACGAGCATGAAACTGGATTTGGCTACGATTCGGTAACGCCCTTCGCAGAATCTGGTGCGATTCAGATTGGCAACGGAGAGCGCCTGACAGACGTCACAGAGTTGATTCCTGACGAGTCTAACCTGGGGGATACCTCGGTCATTTTTAAGACCAGGAACTTCCCAACGGCCACAGAGACCACTACTTCTTCTATTTCTATGGCAAACCCGACTTCTGTGCGACTTACTGCGCGGCAGGTGCGAATTCGGGTAAGCGGTAACAGTGCCAGTGATTGGCGGTATGGAAACATGCGTTTGCAAGTACGCGAAGGTAGTAAGCGATGAAGCTGTCTCGACCACTGCCTAAATATGATGCAAATCAGGTTGCGAGCAACCAATTCCAGTTGGAGTCTGCCGACCGCAATAATCACAAAAAGAATCAAGATGTAGAGGTCGGTGACGCCTCGATTATTCTTACTGCGCCCAACGGCACCAGATACAAGATCGAGATCGATAATAGCGGTACATTGAGCACGAGCGCAGCATAATGGGTGTCAAATTTAAGAAAGAGGGCGATTGGGCCGACGGCACCAACTTTCAGATGCCTCCACCCCTGGGAGACTCTGTCGGCAATTTTTTGCCGGGTACTGGTGGTAATAACTCAGACTATGGCGGTGGTGGCACCAATCCGTTTTTTGCCAACCTGCCGCAGGGTATGGACTCCGGCGCCGCTGCGTTTGATATGTATGCAAACGCGGACTATCAGAATGAAACCGCAGGGTACTCTGATGTTGTCCAAAATACTGTGCAGAATGTCTTCGACAACCCCAACAATAACAACGCGCGAGGTAGCTTCACGCCCGTAGGCGAAGACACTGAAGGTATGTTTACCTTCGAGGATTTTGTAAGCGGAAACGCTCAAGACAGTGCCAATAATGATCCAGGTGGCACCGGGGGTGATGAGACCACGCGCACGGCTGCGGAAATATTTGATGATCCCAACCTCACCTATCAGGAGAGAGTCGATCTAATTACCGATACTTACGGTGAGGAAGGTCGCGAGTTTATTTTAGATAGGGAAAATCAAAATCAGGCTACCGTGGCCACAATGTCTGAGTCCTACGGTAATTTTCCCATTGATGTATTGACTCAGATTCTGACGACAATGGGTGACGCCGGTAATCAGGCTGCTGTCGATATCCTCAACCGAAGCCAACTGCCTAGTAATGAAGACGGTGGCGATAACGATCCTAACGATTCTAATGCCACCAATGCCACCAATGGCACCAATGTCAACAATGGTACAGGTGGAAACGATAACGACGACATCGGTGATGACGACGATTTTACATTTGTGTGCGGCGCCGGAACCTTAAGAGAAGGGCAGACTGTTGTAGACCTGAATTTGTGTAATGTCCCACTAAATAACGACGCTGATGATAATGATAATGATAATGACGAAGAGACTTTCACGTGCGGGGTCGGCACTTTAAGAGAAGGACAGATTGTTACTGATTTGAGCCTTTGCAACGTTCCCTTGGATGATAACGACAACGATAACGACAATGACAACGATGACGAGACATTTGTTTGCGGTGTCGGCACATTGCGTGAAGGACAGACTGTCACCGACCTTAATCTCTGCAACGTGCCACTAGATAACGATGATGTCGATGATGATGATGACGATACGACATTTGTATGTGGTGCCGGCACTCTAAGGGAAGGACAGACTGTTACTGACCTAAACCTTTGTAACGTTCCATTTGACGACGACGATGACGACGACGATGACGATGACAAATGTCCAGTAGTTAATGGCGTTCAGTACGTCAGGAATTCTGAGGGTGAATGCGTCCCTCCAAGTAGTGACGACGACGATGACGATGACGACGATGATGACGATGACGACGACGATGACAGCTGTTCAGTAGTTGACGGCGTGCAGTACGTTAGAAATTCAGAGGGTGAATGCGTCCCTCCAAACACGAATATCAATATTGATGATGACCCGGATGACCCAGACGACGATGTCCCTGATGATTCCTTATTAATAGGTGGAAATATGGGCTTTGGTGATTTTGACTTGTCTAAAACCACAGACAAGGAAGCTGATGTAGGTTTGCGTAATAGGTCAATGAACTTGTTAGGTAGTGGGCCTAACTTTTCATTGATGGATCGCTATAACACTGGCTATGGTGGCTACACTGGGAATCGGTTTACCGGCCTCACCCCTGATCAACAGAGCGCAGCCCAGATGATCCGCAACAACATAAATTCCATCCAAGACCCGATGGGTACTTTGTCTGGCGTATATGGTGACGCGCTTGGTAGCGTTCGCGGCATGTCGGGTATTACTGCAAACACTATCGGAGGTGATCTCATAAATCCCGACGCGATTCAGCGAGGCGGGAGGAAGCGCATACAAGACATCGTTGCCGACCAGTTCGCGGGAGCGAATATGGGTGCTTACATGAACCCGTATCAGCAACAGGTGATTGATAGTGCGATGAACGACATCGAGCGTGCCAGGCAGATACAACTGCAAGATAACGCAAGCAGAGCGACCCTGGCAGGCGCTTATGGTGGCGACCGGGCTGCACTTATCGACGCAGAGACAAACAGAGCCGCGTTGGACACTGCTGCGCGCACAGTGGCTAACCTGCGTTCACAGGGTTTTGACAAAGCCGCTGACAGGGTCGCTGCTGACGCGGATCGTAAGGTTACCGCAGACACAGCAAATCAAAGGGCAGATGCGCAGAGTGTAAGGGACGCATTGACGTTTGCATCAGACAATTTGCAGGCGAATATGCGCGGTGAACTCGATGCAGACTCACAAACACAACTAAATAACATAAGGGCAACAAATGCATTGCTTGATGCATTTGGGCAAGGCAGCGATGTATATCGTAATTATCTATCTGATTTTGTGAACTTAGGTGACACCCTTGACGCCCGAAACCAACGGCAGGCGGATTTTAACTTCGAAGAGTTTTTGAGGGGCGAGGACTTTGATGAGGAATCAATCGATAACATTTTGAATTTGATTGCGAGAGTCCCACAAAACGAGAAACAAACCGAAAAACTGGACTTGGGAATAAAAGGTGATCTGGCAGGGATAACCACCTATTTGGATATTCTCGGAGCCCTCGGTGGAGGGACAAGCGGTTTGACTGACAAATTGAAAGATATAATTTCGTAGGAGCGCTGAAATGCCAGGGTTATTAGACCGAATAGGTCAAACATTGAGCGGCGTAGCTAACATTGGCGGTGGACTGCTTGGTGAAGTCGGTAGGCGCCAGGCGGGCATGCCTTCGCTCACAGATGCGCAGGGCATGGGTCTTTTACGAGCCAATGCGGCGGGTACGGGTCAGCAATACCTAGATGACATACGCACTAGGAACGAGTTGTCAGAGGCCGCGAATGCGCTTACAGGTCTTACTCAAGCAGACCAAAATGCGATTTTGTCTCTGCCTCCTGCAATACAGGCGCAGGTCATCCAAAACATATTGGAGTTCCGCAACGCTCCCACAGCGTTAAATTTGCCGGCTTCTGTCCAAGAATACAAGTTCAGGCAGGATCTGCCACCGGCAGAACAAGAAGTTTTTGATTTTATTTTGCGCGCACCAACAACGTATGACACTGGCGCAACGTTAGGTATTCGAGGACCGGGTGGATTGCCTGTTGGGCAGGCGGAAATACCTAGAGAAATTGCACCTGGACAGACTCCAGAAGAACAAGCAGAAGCCGCGACAGCAGTGGCTCAAGCGGAAAGTGGTTTAGACCAAGTTCTATCACCTGCACAAAGAAGAATTGATGAACAATTTGCTGAATCATATGCAGCTTATGAGTTCGGTACAGACGGCGGTACGCCAGGCAGACGTACAGAAGAACGCAACATCGAAATTATGGGTAGGGTATTGGATGATCTTGCAGGGACTTTGACACCGCAGCAGCAAGGAGAGGTGTTCGGTTTTGATCCTGCGGCGCAACCAGACAGAGTTATAGCCGCAAACGACATGAATCTAACAGGATCAGCGCTAGGCCGTGTGCCTGTTGATGGAATATTAGGCGTCAGGGACGTCTTTAACCCTCAGTCTGTCGATGTGCAACAGCGCATAGAACAAGTGGTTCAGCAAGGCTTGCGTGAAACACTTGGTGGTCAATTCGCTCAGCAGGAAGGTGACAGGTTAATTGCGCGGGCTTTTAATCCTAAGCAAGAAGAAAGCGTGAACATAAAACGGCTAATACCTTTGTTTGAGTTGTTCAGGAGAGCAAAAGCAGAGCGGGATAGGCAGCGCGCTTACTTTGCGGAAAATCAAACCATTGCGGGTTATGAGCCTGGTGAATATGGCAATGTCTCTATTTCAGATATTGAACGTGTTATTGATGGTGAGGGGCTCCCTGGCGAGTCTACGCCTAGCATGACGCTCGAAAGTATTGGTCTTACGCCCGCGCAGATCGAACAATACAACGCAGGAACCATTGATCTCAGTATCCTGACAGATGAACAAATCAACCTGCTAGAACAGTATGAGGCTCAACGATGAACATGAAGGCTCAACTGGAGGCCGAAAAGCGTCGGCGTGCTGCCGGCGGTGGTCCCAGAAGTTTGGCGCAAGGCCTTACGCTCGGCTTCGGTGATGAAATAGAAGCGGCTGTGCGTAACCCAGGGCTATTGTTTGGGCTCGAAGGCAGTAAACGTGAATATGAGCGCGATATAGGCAACATTAGAGGGTCTCTCGAGGCTTACCGTGACTTAAACCCAGGGAGAGCGTTGGGCTATGAGATCACGGGTGCTGCCATACCCTCTATTGCCTCGTACTTTTTCCCACCTCTGGCCCCGGCAACAACGGCCCGGAACGTTGGGCTATTGGGTCGGATGGGCCGCGGTGCTGTTACTGGTGCAACGGAAGCCGGTATCTACAGTATGGGCACACAAGAGGGCGGTCTACTGGATCGCAGCCCGGTAAACATGGAAACAGCCATGGGCGGCGGTATTGGCTTTGCTTTACCTCCTGTGCTCCAGGGTGCAGGTAGAGTG